CAGGCCAGATTGTGCTTAGAAACACTCAACTGTTTATTCCCCTAAGATACTTGTCAAAGTACTTAGAGGTGTAACTTTGGGTCCGGCTCGGTTGTGCTCGGTGATTAGCCAGCACGCCGTCGTCGTGTCACCTTAGGAGGTGACACGCTGCCCGGTCTAAGAGACAAGACTGGTGCCCTTTCTCGAAGTATTAGCTTCCGCAGACCCACCCACAAGGTAACAATCCTTGTAGACGGTTTCAGTTCAAGAGGGTCTTGTCTACTGAAGTTCCATTTAGTAGGCAGGGCATTCGCCCCATCCTCTAAACTTATGATCTGCTTCCACAACGCTTCAAAGGACTCCCAATCTGGGAGGATATCGGGTTCTAGTACCCTGATAGCATCGTCAGCGACTTCTAGTCGTTTTCGAAGTCTTCGGCCGAGCGGGTAGGCTACCCACTCGTTCATGAACGAATTGAAGGCACCTACGGTGCCTACATCTCCAAGAGGATTTCCCTCAAGGAGTATCGGGTTAACTAGTTTCCCTTGTGGGGTCTTTGTTTCCGATAGGTTCCACATGAAAATCTGTCGAATTACTTCTTCAGATCGCCTTAGGGATCTACTCACAATCTGAAAGGATAGTCTCCACAACGTTTTACCGGTTACCCAGTAACGGTGGTCTTTTGCTACCCCCTCTCCCCCAGGGCCAATGGACGAAATCCACGCCTCAAAAGGCATTGGAAATAATCCACCTGGGCGGCAGATGTACGCTAACAACCTACTTAGACGATTATTTAAACTGAACCCAACTGGCAGTTGAGCTAAGTTCTTATACCCGAAACCTGCAAAGCGTGCTACATGACTTAGTTTTAAGTCAATGAACTTTGAGCATTTTGCAAAAAGTTCAGCAGCTGCCTGTAAGTTTACTAAGCTTACAGACACTTCCGCCAGTGAAACTGGACTGCAGTCACGCCCACGTATGAAAGTTCGCTTAGCGAACTCCAGACTTCTTGTTTTCGAAATCAGACTTTTGGCGAGTCCAACCTCTACTCCCAAGTCATCCATTATACTTAGGTACTTTGCAGCGACGAGTTCGTTACTAATAACGATATCATCTCCAAGGACCGCATACCCGGTAAACCAACCCTTCGGTTGCTTAGCTCCCACTTGACTCGCAGCAAATTGCACTATAGCATGGTGCGTCAACGCGAGCATCGCCCACGATGACAGCGCTCCCATAGGCTGACCTACTTTGTACTTAACCTCATTAAATCCTAAATTGTAAGACTTTGCAATATTAGGAAGTCTGTAAGGTCTTGATACTAATAGGCCTTTCCACAGGAGGGCCAACTTCACACCCAGGATCTCAGATAGTAAGTCAACCTGTAAGTCTACAGGAAGACGATCAGTAGCTGCAGAGAGATCATATGAGTACAGTGAACGGATGTTCATTTCCTCGCATGACTCCAACAGGATCCTGACTGGTCTTATCTGATCGAAAGTCCCATCTGTTGCGATTACTCGTAACAACGAGAATATCCAATCATGAAGGGGCTTCATGATACCCTGGATGAGGAGTGGTACCATTGCCACTACACGTATCTTACCTGGCTCTTCAAGAAAACCCAGTCTCCCAAGCGGTAAGGGCTTCCCCCACCACTTGATAAGGGTATCTAGACCAACACGGTGATATATTTCACCTATTGAGTCTAGAGCCCAGAGTAGGTCCAACCCATCTACCCCTACTAACCACTCCTTCAGAGCTGAATAATATTCACCATCTGAATAAATCGCTATCGAATCGATAACGAAATTACAGACACTGGTGTTTCCACCAATGGCTGGGCTAGCTTTTAGGATAGGAGGGAGGGACTTAGGATCCAAGTCTCTTGAAGGGTCTATCCGAGATTCCTTACCAGTGTGAATTGATAAAGAATCAAGGAAGTCACCCCAAAACTTCTTGAACTCACGACGAGTCCGGGAAATATCTTTCCCAGGCTCCGTTATTGTTTTCAACTTGAGCGCTCCTTTGAACTCTATAACTCTATAGAGTCCAAGAAGACTCAACCAAAGTCTAATCACTCCAACGTCGCCAGCCAATATAGACTGACGGTGTCCATGAGGAATAAGTCTTGGTATACCAGATTTGGTACGTGCAATGTTTGCTCCTAATACCCACGGGGATTTCACTTGCATTCCCCCGGCCACCTGCTGTACGATTACAGCACAGGCTTTCAGGTAGAGCGCAAGTCCCTTAGGGCCTCGGTTCCTGTACATCTTGCTACAGAATCTCGCAAAATGCCAAACAACTTTTATCTTAGACACGGACACCTTACCAAAGATTAACGGAAGCAATCTTGCGAAAGCAACCGCTAATTTTACGTCTGATTTTACACAGACGGACCAGGTG